GGGCCTGGCGTGGTTGGCGAGAAGACCCTGGGCGATTTTGCGCAGGAAGTTCAGGCCGATGGTGGCCGAAACCGTTGCGCGCGTGGTGCCGCCCGAGTAGAAGACGTTGGTGCTCGCCTTCATGGACCCGTAGCGAACCATTTCGCGCACGAGCCCCATGCGCTGACCCAGTTGGGTCTTCATTTCTTCGGGGATGTCGTCCTCGTAGAGGTCCGCGGTCTTGTCGGTGTAGCTGTACACCGCTGCGTACTGCTGCAACTGCACGTTGACGTCCTGCGGCACGAGGGTTTCCGCGGCCGGGGTGACGCCTTCCGTGACGATGTGGGCAGCCGCCGTTACGGTCCAGCGGTTGATGGTGTTGGCGTTGGTCGTGGCTGCGCCATACGGCAGCCAGCGCCGGTACGTGATGTTGTCGCCCGAGTTCTTCGGGAACGGCTTCATTTCGCATCCGAGCGCGAGGACTTCAACCGGGATCGCGTGAGCGAGGGTTTCGCCCTTGATCTGGTTGATTCGTGCGGCTGTTAGGCCGAATGTCTGGATTGACATGATGACTCCTTGTTTCGCCTACTTCTTCGCGACTTTCTTGTAGCCTGCGTTGAAGGCGGCTTCGTCGTCTTGCGTTGGTTGTCCCGGCGGCGCGCCCGCGGACCTGGGCATGACTGCGCCCTCGAGCCGCTGTGCGTTCTTTTCGTCCCGCTTTTGCTTGTCCGAGATTGACTTGGTGTGTGCCTGGTAGCCGTCGAGTAGGGCAATGGCGTCCTTTGCTGAACTGGAGGCCATGGCTTTGCCCTTCTCCGCCCACCACTGCGGATAGCGCTCTGCGAACTGACTGAAGTACGCCTCGGCCTTATCGGGCGAGTCGGCTTTCAGCAGTCTCCACTGCGCTTGTTCCGTCGGGGTCGGGCCGTTGGAGAAGGTCCACGCGGCGAACTCTGGCGTGTTGATCGTTCCCTCCCAGTCGTCGTGCTTGCTGTCGAGACGCGCGAATTCGCGCAGTTCGCGAGTGCTGGCACTGACATAGCCTTGGAGGTCACTTCTGAGGCCGTCCGCATCGAACGGCTTTTGCTGCTGCAGGCGGGTGTCGAAGTCTTTGAACCTCTCTTCGAGACCTGCCTTGAAATCGGGGAACGCCTCCAGCAGGGCAGTCCATTCCTTGCCGCTGTGCTGGGCATCCTGAATCTGTTGTGCAGACGGAGCCGCGCCACCGTCTTTGCGAACTGACTGCGCGGTCGCGAGTTGCGACTGGAGAGCCCCGACCCTGCCTTCTGTCACCTTCAGGCGCTGGTCGAACTTGCCGACGGCACCGTTGATGGTCTCCAGCGTCGAGCGCACCATGGGAGGCACGCCTTCCCACTCGTCTTTCGCTGGCGCGGCAGGCGCCGGAGTCGGCTCTGCTGCCTTGGCGGGCTGTGCCGGTTTCTCGGCGTCAGGCGCGGCCAGGGAGAGCGAGGGCGATACCTTGTCGAACCCTGCTCCGAAACTTGCTTCGTTCGCTGCTTCAGTCGCTACTGCTTCTGTGGTCACTGGTGGCGTTCTCCAAATGAAAAGGCCCCGGGAAGGGGCCTTTGAGTGATGCGTTGGGAATTACTCAGTCCTTGAACAACTCGTCCTCGGACGGCGTGGGCGGCTTGTCGATGCCGAGGGCGAGCAATTCCTTCACCTCGGCAATGCGGCCGCGCAAAGATAGCGTTTCGTCATGCGACCGCGGCTTGTCGTTGCGCTCGCGAAGTTGGGCGAGTCTTTTTTCGTAATGGTCTTGCAGGCGTTTCCAAGTGGCGTTGTTGCGGTCGCCTTCGGTGAGAACTGGTTCGGTCATGCTGGCTCGTAAGTCGCGTCGAAGATGTCAGATTTGCAGGGATAGCGCTCGCCCTGGATTCCAGTGATGATCCAGTCGCCAGGGCAGACGTTGTGGCCGTCTTCAAGCGTGTCGATCCAGCCGTGATCGTGCATGGAACGACCGCATTTCGAGCATTTTTCCATTCCGCCATACGTTGGACTTCTGAAATAACGAACCACTGATCCTTCACGCGGTTCCGTCGGCGTCTTGCCTGTGTCCTCAAATTTCCTGAAAACATCGTCTTGCGGGTGATCCCCGTTTTTGAACCACTGCGTTGCTTCAATCACTATCGCCTTCTTGATGAATTTCATGTCGTATCTTTATTTTCCTGGTGTCGGGTAGATGTTGTTGAAGCCGCGCTGCGTGCTGCCTGTCCCTTGCGGGTGCAGGGTGTCGAACAGGTTGAAGTCCTTGATGCCCTGCATAGCGCGGTTGATGAGGCCAGGCGCTTTGGATTCCTCCGGGTGCTCGTGGCCGTATTCCTCGCTTCTGGCCTTCGCCGCGGTCACGGCTTCATCCAGACTGTCGTAGGGCCGCTCTCCTGGGAGGTCCTGACCAGCCTTCGGCGTGTTGCGGCCGTAGACGTTGTAGAACTTCCCGTCGCGCTCGACGGTCTCCGATTGTTCGTGGCTCATGCCTGAAACGCTTTCCCTGGCGCCGCGCGCCCCGGCGGCTCGACAGGAGGATTGATGACGGGCGGCGGATTGTGGTGCTTGTGAAGTTCGATGGCGTTGTCGTTGGCTGAAAGCTGCTGCTGCGTGCGCAACTTCATCGCGAGTCCGGCAAGGTCTGCCTTGATTTCCTCGATGGTCTGTTCGCTGGCGCCGGTCAATTTCATGTACTCGATGTGTTCGTCCATGGACTTCAGAAGCGCCTCGACCTGATGGCCGCGCTCGTTCTGCTGGGCTTCGAACTGCTGTTCCTTGGTGAGGCGCGCGTCTGCCGCCTGCGCTTTGATCTGCTCGACCTGAATGCGCGGATCGGCTGGTTTCTGGCTCAGACGCTCGACGATCTGCTTCCACTGGTCGTCGTCGAACTCCCAGTCGGCAGGATTGAAGCGCATGGCCTTGATCCACTGATTCATCGCCTTCTTCGGGTCGATGCCGTAGACAGGGTTTCCTGCAATCTTGAGCATTTCCGGTATGTGCTGGGTCTGCAGGTCGCGCTCGACAAGGGCAGTTGATCCTCGCGCGTCGATCGAGAAGTCTCCCTTCTGGCTGTCCTTGCCGTACTGGAGAATCCAGGTGTAGTAGCGCCTGATGTGCGGCTTGGTGATGTAGTCATCGAACGTGCGGGCGAGTCTGCGAAGCACGGCAGAGGCGTTGTTGAAGAGCATCGTCATGCCGCCGACGGTGTCGGGCGCCGTTCCCTGCTGGCCTTGGAGAAGCATCGGAAGTCCGGTCGCGTCCTCCATGAGCTTCATTCCGTACTGGACGATCTCGAGGAGTTCCTTCTGGCGGCTCGGGATGTCGAAGAACGTCATGGCCTTCCGGACGTCGTCGTTGTCCGCGTCTTCGGTGAAGCGCCAAATCTTCCTGGGCGTCAACGTCATCGTGCCATCGGCGGCCTCGATCTGGGTTCCCATGACGATCTGCACGCCAGCCGAAAGGCCGGCGTTGTCCATCATGTTCCGTACCGCGGCCGTGGTAATGCGTTGCGGCGTGCGTCCATGACGGCCGACACCGTTACCCCACGGCATCCCCTGTTTGCGCTGCCACGGCATGACGTCGTAGGGGAATTCGCCTGAGTCCAGCGGATTCATGACCGCCTTGACGACGCGGTCGTTTATCATCGTGATGATGGCCGGAATGCTGTCGCCCTGGTCTTCGCACTTGCAGCCGGCCACGTCCATCTGCGCCTGATTCAGGGTGCCGTACCGATACCAGACCTCGAAGCGCTTGTCTTCGGGCTGCTCGTCCTTCTTCTTCGTCTCGGCGATGGCTTTCTGCGGACCCTCCTCCAAGCACTTCTGGAGTTCGTCCTTGAGATAGCCAAGACCGTCGCGCAAGTCCTCGACCTGTTTGCGGGTCAGGTAGTCGCGCTCCCAGAAGAAGGAACCGTTGTGGATGTTCTCGCCGCACGATGGATCGGGGAAACAATTCCAGGGGTCGACGCGATTCGACGCCGGCTTGATCTCCTCCTTCACGATCAGCGTCGTGATGGCGGTTTGGGCGGCGTTGAAGAGCGACTTGATGCCACCGATGATCTTCTGCAGGACGTTCTGCTGGTCGGGTTGCTGGCCCTGCGCCTCGCCGAGCGCGATGATGCGGCGCTTGACCGGGACCGGACCCTTGAGGACGCCAGTCCCGATGCGGGCGGCGTCCTCGATGACCTTCCTGACCTCTGCTGTCCACTGGCCTTCGACGTGCCAGTCTTCGATCTGATCCTGAGCGGCCTCGGCCTTCTGCGTGGCCTCGGCGATCATCTTCTGGGCCTGCTGTTGCAGCTGGAGCGGGTCGGCACCCATGGCGGCTGCCTGCTGCTGTAGGCCTTCTGGCATGTTGCCTTCGGCCACGTCCACGAGATCCGGGATTGGCGTGGGCTTGATGCCCCACGAGCGGTCGTCGTTCGGCAGTAGCATGTCGGAGATACGCGCCGAAGCCGCGTCGACGTAGGGCCTGGTGATGTTCGGGAAGACCTTGCTGCGCGCCGTCTGGATCGTCGGAGGCGTCGACTGACCGGGCGGCTTGGTGCCCCAAGTGGCGCGGGCTTCATCCCGGTTGACGTCGTCGATACCCTGATAGAACTCCTCGTCCTCCTGCCACTGAGTCTCTATGCCTGTCTGAGAGCGCCAGTTGATCGCTTCCTTGCGTTCCCCGGATAGGGCTTCGGCAATCGCGTGCAGATCCGGGTCGTCAGCGCTCGTTGGCGCCGGGGCGAAGTCGTCGGAGCGCGCCACTGGCTACTGCCGCATCGTGTTGACGCGGCGAATCACGGCGGAAACCGTGATGTCGGTCACGACCCCAGCTGTGTTTCCCAAGTTCGGCCGCACAAGGGCGACGGCCTCTTCGGACTGTTCAAGGGCCGCAGAGGTTTTGCTGATCGAAGTTCCTTGCGGGTCCGTAAGAGGCTGAAAGTTTCCTCCGCCATCATTCGATCCCTCGATGACGCATGTGGCGTTGTTGAAGGTGCCGTTGATGTGGAAACTGCGGTCCGCGTACTCGGCGAAGGCAATCGAGGCACCGACATTGTTCGTGCTGTTCAGGCCATTCCAGACGACCTTCAGAACGGATTTGTCGCCGTTGATCGAGAGGTCCGTGATTGTCGTTGGGACGGTTGCCATGGTGTTGCTCCTATCTGCGCCCGCGTCTGCGAGCTCTGGTGATGTAATCGCCTGTCGATGCGTTCACAGGCGGCGGGACGAAACTTCCTGCCGGAATGCCGCTGTAGTTCAAGGCGGTGTGCTGCTGGTCGCCCTGGCTGATCGTGCCGTCCGGCATCGGCGGAAAGACGAAGGACGGCTTCATCAGTTGCACAGACGATGCGCGCTTCGAGCGTGTGTCAAGCGGCATTACGGCCCGCTCACGATGTTGCCGCGCGTGTAGGTCGTATTGTCGTCCGACACCGTGGCCTTGTGATCCACGGTCGAGGCGTCGGCATTGAAGACGGACAGCGTGTTGTTGGTCTGCGTGACCTTGCTGATCGCGAACTTGTAGAGGTAGCTGATCTTGCTGGCGAGATCGGGACCGGCCGGTGGCGTAC